TATCCCCGACAGTATCTGGTCCGTTGCCGCGGGGTACTTCACCGAGCCGATACCCGACAGGTACTGGTTCGCGTTCAGTAACCCCCGGCGTAACCAGGGGTACTTCTTCGAGTGTTTCAACAGCAAGCGGGACTTTTGGGCGGCTGAGATCATCGACGCCCGCACGGTCGAGGGGACCGACAAGAACTACTACCAGCAGATCATCGACGAGTATGGTGAGGACTCGAACGAATCGCGGATCGAGGTGTACGGTGACTTCCCTGCTGATGCTGACGGTCAGTTTATTAGCCCTGCGCTGGTCGATGGCGCGGCGGGTCGTGATCCACACGATGACGATCTTGCTCCTGTTGTCATTGGGGTTGATCCTGCTCGCTCTGGTGCTGATAAGACAGTGGTTGCCATCAGACGGGGACGCGACCTGGTAGAGATCCGGCGGTTCAGTGGTGACGACACCATGGTCACCGTGGGGCGTATCATCGACCTCATCGAGGAGTTCAAGCCCGCCTTGGTCAACGTCGACGAGGGTGGCCTCGGCTATGGCATCGTGGACCGTCTCAAGGAGCAGCGCTACAAGGTGGTCAAGGGTGTCAACTTTGGATGGAAGAGCAAGAACCCGGCAGCGTGGCTGAATAAGAGAGCGGAAATGTGGGGAACGATGCGCGACTGGCTAAGGTCTGCTAGTATTCCTGCAGACAGGCTACTCAAAGTAGACCTGACGGGGCCTATGATGAAGCCCAATTCCTCTGGAGCGATCCAGTTGGAGAGCAAGAAAGAGATGAAGTCGCGGGGGATGGCATCGCCAGACTCCGCTGACGCGCTGGCGTTGACGTTCGCGTTCCCTGTAGCCTCACCAGAGCGGCTGAAGGCCAAGAAGAGCAGGGTTGGGGCGTATCAGGGTCACATGACAACAAGCTGGATGGGTGCGTGATGGCCGAGAAGAAGCACGACAAGCCGATCGCCAAGACCACCAAGGGTAAGGGTGCCAACTACCGCCCGACCAAGGAAGGCGCTGGCATGACCAAAAAGGGTGTTGAGGCTTACAAACGGGCTAACCCTGGTTCCAAGCTTCAAACCGCCGTCACTGAGGACAGCCCTACCGGTAAGCGGGCTGAACGCCGCAAATCCTATTGTGCAAGGTCGGCAGGGCAGATGCGTGACCACCCTGAAGCGGCCAAAGACCCTAACAGTCGGCTGAGACAAGCCCGTAAACGGTGGAAGTGCTGATATGCCAGATGCAGTATGCGTAACCCCTAATCTGACAGCCTTGCGGGCATGGGCTAGAGCGATGCCCAAGAGTGCCGAACTGTTTGCTTCCGCTGAAAAGATGGAAGAACGGATCAAGGAATTGGAAAGCAAGACCGATTCCGGCAACGAGATTAAGAGTCTTCGGCAAGCATTGTCCGAGATTCACAACAAAACACCGTATGTGTTGGGCATCACGCTTGAACGAGCAGCAGGGGATGTAAGCAAAAATGGCTAAAAAGCCCATGAAATCGAGGAAATGCTCATGCCGTTGATCAAATCAGGCTCGAAAAAGGCGTTCCGTGAGAACGTAAAAGCTGAGATTGAGGCTGGCAAGCCCCAAAAGCAGGCCGTAGCCATTGCCTACTCCACCAAGCGTAAGGCTGAAGGCAAGAAAGCCGCCCCTAAACCCAAGAAGAAGTGACCATGGCTGATCAAACAGGTATTCAGACAGCAGGCAGAGTCTCCAACGGGGGCAAAGAGAAGCAGAGTAGCGAAGATACGCTCTCTACCATGCGTCATCGCCTGCAAATGGCGGTGGCTGCGTTCTCTGAAAGCCGCGAGGATGAGGTAGACGACCTGCGTTTCTACGCTGGATCGCCTGACAACCAGTGGCAGTGGCCTGCTGACGTGTTGCAGACCCGTGGTGCTGTCCAAGGGCAGACCATCAATGCCCGTCCCTGTTTGACCATCAACAAGCTTCCTCAGCACGTTCGTCAGGTCACCAACGACCAGCGTCAGCACCGTCCCTCGGGCAAGGTCATCCCTGCCAACGACCAAGCTGACCTGGAAGTGGCCGAGATCCTGAACGGGATCGTCCGGCACATTGAGTACATGAGCGATGCCGACGTAGCCTATGACACCGCCTGCGAGAACCAAGTGACCTATGGTGAAGGCTACATCCGGGTATTGACCGAATACATTGATGAAATGTCCTTTGATCAGGACATCAAGATTGGCCGTATCCGTAACAGCTTCTCGGTCTACATGGACCCCATGATACAAGATCCCTGTGGCGCTGATGCCCAGTGGTGCTTGATCACGCAGGACATTACCAAGGCCGAATATGAGCGCCTGTACCCTAATGCAGCGCCTATCACCAGCATCCTTGCCCAGGGTGTGGGCGATCCCTCGGTGTCCGACTGGATCAACGAAGATACGGTTCGTATCGCTGAATACTTTTGGATTGAATACAAGAAGTCCACGCTGAACCTGTATCCCAACAACATTACGGCGTTTGCTGGCTCACCCGAGGCCAAGCGCATTGAAATGATGGGGTTGAAGCCCCTGAAGACCCGCGAATCTGCCCGCAAGATGGTGAAGTGGGGCAAGACCAACGGGTTTGAGTTCTTGGAAGGCCCGCAAGATTGGGCTGGTCAGCACATCCCCGTAGTACGGGTGGTGGGCAATGAGTTTGAGGTGGATGGCAAGATTTACCTGTCTGGTATCGTCCGGAACGCCAAGGATGCGCAACGGATGTACAACTATTGGGTATCCGCAGAGACAGAAATGCTTGCCTTGGCTCCCAAAGCCCCGTTCATTGGTTACGGTGGGCAGTTTGAGGGTTATGAGTACCAGTGGAAGACGGCCAACACGAACAACTGGCCGTACCTGGAGGTCAACCCCGATGTCACCGATGCCCAAGGCGGGATGTTGCCGTTGCCCCAACGTGCTGCCCCACCTCTCCCCCAAACCGGCCTAATCCAAGCCAAAATGGGTGCTTCTGACGACATCAAGTCCACGACTGGGCAGTACGATGCGTCCCTTGGCATGGCAGGCAACGAACGGTCTGGTAAGGCCATCATTGCCCGTGAACGTCAGGCTGATACCGGCACCTACCACTTTGTGGACAACCTTGCCCGCGCTGTCCGGCACGTTACCAGGATCATCATTGACCTGATCCCCAAGTATTACGACACCCAACGGGTGGCTCGAATCATTGGGGTGGATGGCGATACCAAGATGGCGAAGATCGATCCTAGCCAGCAGATGCCGGTACGGGCCATCAAGGACATGGAAACGGGTGCTACTATTGAAAAGATCTACAACCCGTCTGTCGGTAAGTATGACGTGGTGGTGACCACTGGCCCGAACTACATGACCAAGCGTCAAGAGGCTTTGGAGTCCATGGCGCAGCTTCTGCAAGGCAACCCGCAGTTGTGGGCTGTGGCTGGTGACCTGTTCGTCAAGAACATGGATTGGCCGGGTGCGCAGGAGATGGCGAAGCGGTTTGAGAAGACCATCGATCCGATGATCATTTCGGATGATGACAAGCCGCCCGCATTGCAGGCTGCTGAACAGCAGATCCAGCAGTTGCAGGGCCAGTTGCAACAGATGATGGGTATGCTCCAGAACGTCAACAACTCTATGGAAGCCCAGGAACTGAAGATCAAGGAGTACGATGCTGAGACCAAACGGATCAGTGCCGTACAAGCCGGGATGACACCTGAGCAAATACAAGACATAGTGCAGGGTACGTTGGCTGCTGCCCTGGAAAGCGGTGATTTGACCGCCCCACAGATGCCAGAGATACAACCTCAACAATTAATGGGCGAGTGACATGCCAGTAAAAGACATAACAGATTGTATGGGCTATCAGCAGATCACCAGTGTTTCGTCTGCTACTGGCTTGACCCCTCCTAATGGCGCATTGAAGGCAATGATTATTGCTGAGGGCAATGCGGTACGCTGGAGAGACGATGGCGTTGATCCCACGGCCACCACCGGGATGCCATTGGCAACAGGTGCTTTTTTTGGTTATGACGGTGACCTCAGAAGGATCAAGTTTATTGATCAGGTTTCTGGTGCCAAACTCAACGTATCCTACTATCGGTAAACGACCATGATTGAAATATACGGAAACTCGGCTGGCGAAACCGCAATTGTCGGGTCAAATGGGGTTGAGGCAGGCGTCACCCAGTACGGTTACCTGCGAGTAACCAACGAACCTACCCCGCTTTTTACTGATTCGTTTGATTCGTTGGACACTACCAACAAGTGGACAACCAAGGTCGCCACAGGTACTACCACGGTGGCGCTTGGCAACCTTGTCATGCAGTCCTCGACCACGGCTGCTGCCTACGCAGGGATCAGCACTCAAGCATCTTTTGCGCCTGATGGTCTGAACTTCCTTGCGGAAGGCATGACCATGATCGTGCCCAACGTTGTGCAAGCCAACACGTTGCGATTTTGGGGTTGGGGCGCTGTTCCGGCCACGCCAACCGTCGCAGTGCCAACGGCCAACGGCGTTGGTTTTGAATTGGATGGCACTGGTGTATTGACCTGCGTCATTTATCAAAACAGTGTCAAGACCAATACGGCTGCTAGCGGCTACACGGCCACAAACAACGTGCCGTTTTATACAGCTATTGCTCGCCGCGCTGACCGGATTGATTTTTACATCAATAGCACTAACTTGCCTGTCGCTACGTTCCTGATTCCTGCGCTGGACGTTGCTACGCTTCCGGCTTACATGATGGCGGTTAACGGTGCTGTTGCTCCTGCGGCTGCTGCGCAGTTGATTTGTACCGCTTTTGGTATCGGCACCACGGGTTGCAACACTATCTTTATCAGCGACCCTGTAAACCCGCAGTGGAGAGGGAACGTCACCAAGCCTAGCACTGCCGCTGCCGCTACCAACTCTGCGCAGGTGGTTGCTATCCACCCGTCTAGCCCGCTGAACGGTCAGTCTGCCCATGACGCTGTTGTTGCTGGTAACCCTGTGCGGTTGGCTGGTCGTGCATTGACTGCTGCTTACACGGCGGTAGCCACGGGTGACACTGCGGATTTGATCACTACGACTCAAGGCGTGGTCATTACCCGTCCGTACCAGATTCCTGAATTGGAGTGGTCATACGCTGCTGCTTCGGGTGGCATTACCAACACCACTGACGTAGTGCTTGCTGCTGCGGCTGGCACTGGTTTGCGCCGGTACGTTACCAGCATTGGTATTTCCAACGCCTCTGCCGTGGCAACCGAAGTTGTATTAAAAGACGGTGCTACAGTGATTTGGCGTGGGTATGTAGCGGCTAACGCCCCGCTGTGTCATATCGACTTTTCCAACCCGTTGAAAACCTCTGCCAACGCTGTGCTGAACGTCGCGTGCATCACTACGGCATCGGCTATCTACATCAACGCTCAAGGGTACACAGCACCATGATCACAATTAGTGAGGCTGTGTATTCCGATGGGTTATGGACTGTGGTTGCTGTTGTTGATAGTACTTCTGGCACTTTTGTTGGACCATTCATCCTAGATTTGCCAGAAGACGCTACAGAAGCAGAATTGATTGCCGCGATTGAAGCCATTTTGGAGGCGTGATGAGAGGCATAGAGCAATACTTGCAGGTTGATGCCGCAACCCTTGGTGCCCTCAAGTATGCAGGCACCTGGAACGCCTCTACCAACACGCCCACCTTGGCATCAGGTGTTGGCACCCAAGGTCAGTATTACGTTGTTTCCGTGGCAGGGAGTACAAACCTCGACGGTGAGACTAATTGGCAGGTGGGTGATTGGGCCGTGTTTAACGGCTCGGTATGGCAGAAGGTTGATGGCGGATCTACGGGTCTGCTGTCCACCCTGACCGTCACCGGCAACACGTTCCTTGCTACCACGTCTGGTAACGTGGGGGTTGGGGCTATTCCTACTGGATATGGAAAGCTTGAAGTTTATCAGTCGGCCAACAATAGAATTTTGTTTTCTGGCGCGTCGGCATACGGAAACAATGCAATTGCCGGAATAAATGATGTTGGCGCAGAAGTTTCAATGGGAATCGCTGGAAGCCCCGTTGCTTTTTACACCAATGCCACCGAACGTATGCGTATCACCTCTGCCGGTGACGTGGGGATTGGTACGAGTACTCCTGCTGTTAAATTGGATGTTGCAAATGGGTTTGCGATTATTGGCGCAAATTCTGCGAACCCAGGGGTTGGTGGAAACATTCGCTTTCGTGACGACACCGGCACTCCAAGATGGTTGAGTGGTTTATTGGGCACCGCCGGAGCTACTGCATATTCAATATACGACATTGTTGCTGGCGCTGAACGGTTAAGCATCACCTCCACGGGTAACATCCATACCCCTGCGGGTGCCACTACCATGACCAACGGGTTTATTTATATCCCTGCGGCTGCTGGTGTGCCAACGGGTGTACCTACGGCCATTACCGGCACAGTGCCTATGTACTACGACACTACCAACAACAAGTTCTACGTCTACAATGGGGCGTGGAAATCTGTAACGCTTACATAAGGAGCCATCATGGCAACCGTGATTACTTGGACAATCAGTCAACTGGACTGCAAACCACAGGAAGGCGACCTGACCGATGTAGTGGTGACAGCACACTGGCAATGCGCAGGCGTGGATGGCAACTACACCTCGCAGGTCTACAGTACCTGTTCGTTCCCTGCCCCGGAAGGCACGTTTGTCCCCTACCCCAAATTGACCCAAGACGAAGTGCTTGGCTGGTGCTGGTCTAACGGTGTGGACAAGGCCGCTACTGAGGCGGCTGTACAGACCCAAATCGACAATCAGATCAACCCGCCCATCGTTAGCCCTGCATTGCCATGGGCACAAGGAGCCTCTGCGTGAAACTGGATCTTACCGTTGAAGAAGCCAACATCATCATGGCCGCTTTGGGCAAAATGCCCTATGAGGCTGTATTCCAGTTGGTTGACAAGATTCGTTCGCAGGCTCAAGCACAGTTGCAACCTCCGGCAGCAGAATAAAGGGTAGGCCACCATGAGTTGTGAAAAGTTCATTGGAAACTTGTTCCTGGCCCGTGATGTGGCCCATTCCGTACATCTGAACACTCGATCCTATGCCAAGCATGTTGCTCTCCAAGGCTTCTACGAGGGGATCATCCCTTTGGCTGACAGCCTTGCTGAAGCGTACCAGGGCAGGCATGGGCTGATTGGCCCTATCTCCCTGCAATCGGCCAAGAAGACCAACAATATCACCGAGTTCCTTCAAGACCAGCTTAAAGACATTGAAGGCATGAGGTATGAGGTGGTAGACAAGACAGACACCGCTTTGCAGAATATCATTGACGAAATAGTCAATTTGTACTTATCTACCCTTTACAAACTTAAGTTTTTGTCGTAGGTGATTCATGGGTCTGAAAGACACCACAAACAACATTGGTTTTCAGCAGATCACCGACCTTTCTACGGCGGTTGGTCTGACGATCCCTACGGAACCGTTCTACCCTACTCGCGTTTTCATCGTGGCTGAGGGTAACGACATTCGGTGGAGGGATGACGGCACGGCCCCTACGGCCTCTGTCGGGATGATACTCATAAGGAACAACGTGCTATCTTATGATGGCGACCTGAAAAAGATTAAGTTCATTCAGTCAGGCGCAGGTGCCAAGCTGAATGTCAGCTATTATGCTTAAACCTACTGGCGGGTAACACCAGGGTACTTACGGGTACAAACCATGTCTGAAGAAAACGTAGCGGACGTTCAAACCGCGCAGGAACCAGTGGTCACGGCGACAACTGGAACCCCCGAAATCAGTACGCCGGAAGATAAAACCGAGAAACGCACCTTTACCCAAGAGGAATTGGATGCGGCTATCGGCAAACGTCTTGCAAGAGAACAGCGGAAGTGGGAACGGGAACAGCAACTGCGTCAGCAGGAACTGCAAGCCAAAGCCCCTGCCGAGTTGCCAACTGCCGACCAGTTTGAGTCTGTGGAAGCCTATGCGGAAGCACTGGCAACCCAAAAGGCTGAAGAACTGCTGTCCAAGAAGGCTGCTCAACATCGGGAGCAAGAGGCTATCCGAGCCTACTATGACCGTGAAGAAGAGGCGATGGACAAGTATGACGACTACAAACAGGTCGTCTATAACCCAAACATCCCTATTTCATCGGTCATGGCTGAGACTATCCGTGAGAGCCACATCGGGCCTGACCTAGCGTATTACCTAGGCAGCAACCCGCAAGAGGCTCACCGGATTGCTCAATTGCCGCCGTACTTGCAGGCTAAAGAAATCGGGAAGTTGGAACTCAAGTTTGAGTCCAATCCTCCTGCGGTAAAGAAAACATCGTCTGCACCGGCTCCCATCAATCCGATTACCCCAACGGGTAATGGTAGTGGCCGCTACGACACCACAGACCCACGGTCTATTAAGACTATGTCGGCGTCTGAATGGATCGAAGCGGAGAACCAACGGATGATGAAGAAGATGCAGTCACAACGCTACTAATTAGGAGACAGCCATGTCTAACTCATTACTTACAATAGACATGATTACCCGGAAAGCCCTCCAGATCCTGGAAAACAATCTGGTAATCACCCGCAA